ATGGCATGCCGTCAAAACGATTAATAGGTCTTAATCCGTATGGAGCGGTTACTGTTGGATATGACATAGTAATCTCCTTATATTTATATTATTTACCTTTACCGAATGAAGTCGTAGATTTTGACTCTGCAAAGAGAGGCATTCTAGGATCATTCTGTTTCATAAAGCTGTTGTCAACTGCATCGGCTTGTTGTTTTGCTTGTTGAGCATAATGAGCCTTTCGTTGTGCAACAAACTCTTCTGGGATTTTGCAAAGTAATAATCCACCAATTTCAACGCCTTCTTTGAAGCGAGAGTTTTGGTCGACCATTAATTTCATTTCAGGGTGGTCCGCTAATTTAACGGGTTCCCATCCTTCACGCATTTTGGAGGATACATTTAGATTATCAGCCTCGTTCATGACACTAGTACGAATCCATCGATAAGCCCAACCAGGTACCTTTTTAAACTCAGGTAGTAATGATGCAGGTTTCCAGCTATCAGGTCTTTGAAAATCATCTCTTGTATCTTGTTCACGATCTATTCTATTATTATCCATTTGCGTTCTCCAATTTTAAAGTTTCTCTTGCATATTGTTCCGGTGTTAGCCCGAATTTCTTAGCTAACGCTACTTGTGTCTTCGTCAATCGTACTTTTTTAGGCGCGGTACTACGCGTGGCCGGAGCAACAACATTCGAAGGTTTAGTGCGCTGGGCGGGTTGGTCCTCGTCAAGCGTTGCATCCCCAAAGTTTTCTGGGAATCGTTTCTGCATCGTACTATCAATACGACGATAATATTCGTCAGAAGAAGGATCAATCCCACTCCTAACTAATTTTTCATGTACCCCTAAAGCAAGACTAGTCATTTCTTCGTCTTTACCAAACCAGTCATTCTTTTCTTGCCAATTTAAAGCTCTTAAATCTGGCTTTGGTACTTGAGGTCTAGTTTCTTGTATATATACCTCTTTTTCAGGTTCTTGTAAAGTGTTTTTATATTGAGGTTGATATTGTTGTATCTGAGATAAACGCATTTGAGCATCGTTCATCTTAGATTGCGCTTCAATAATCTTATCAGTATCACCAGCATCATAAGCTTCACGATAATCACGTTTAGCAATAGATAACTGATGTTCTAATGAACTACTTACAGCTTTAACATATTCTTCTTCACCTGAACTTAAAGTTGTTTTTAACTTTTTGTTCTCATCGGTAATTTGTTTTGCATACTTAACTGCTTCTTCACGTTCGCGGTCAGCAGCTTCTTTAGCACGTCTTTCGTCATGCCAAACTTTTTTAAGCTGAGCCATACGTTGTTTGACTCTTTCAGAATAATCTTCTAAATTGTCATTTTCTAATTCTTCTACTTTTTCTTTAGGTAAGGGTTCTTTACCTTTATCAGCAACTGGAGTATCGTCTTCAATTTCAAGATCAAAGTCATCTTCTTTTGCTTGTACTTTAACTTCTTTTTTAGGTTCAGCTTCTTTTAGTGTTACTTCTTTTTCATCAGTAAGTTTATTACCTGTAGTACCTGGTATATCCATATCATCAGGATATTCAAATACTATCTCTGTTTCTTTTTGCTCAGCCATATATTACTCCTTATGCGCGAGTGTAGCCGCGAGGATCTTGAACAACCCCCTCAACTGTATCGTCGTTAATAATGCGGAATTCTCTTCCGTGGATTTTAAATCTAGTACCTGCGTATGCACGTGTTAGAACAAAATCACCCTCTTTACACCATGGACCTGTAGGAAATCTAGTCTCATCTTTATAAGCTAAATCACCTACTTTAACTACAAATAAAACTACAGTGGAATGTTCTTCTACAGTTTTAGTTGAATCTGCTTTTACAATACCGCCTTTATATGTTTCTGAAGCGTCAGGAATAGCACATAAAATTTTATATCCTTTTGGTTCTGGAAGCTGTAAGCCTCTTTCTTCAATTGGTATATCTTCTGCATCTACTGCATCTAGCGTTGGAATAACAATCGGTCGACCATTTGCATCTAACAGATTTTTATTCATTGTGAGTATTTGATCACTCATCGTCGTATGTCTCCATTCTTTGTGCAAGGTCTTTTATTAATCCTTCAGCAACGGATAGACCTCGAATATATCCTGCCATATTTTGGTACGAAGCAAAATCTTTTGCTGCTCCATCTCCTAAATTATTTAAAACTGTTTTGCGCTGATTCTCTATTTGAGACAATAATAGCTCTAGCGTTTGATCCATGATTTATTACTCCTGTGGTTTTTGTTGACTTAGTTCCTTTTGTACTTGTCTATCTGCATGTTTATGTCCATGGTCCATCAATTTATCAACAGCATTTATAGCCATCTCTTGTTTTCTATGTTCCATTTCTTTTTTCTTAAAGGTAGCATCCATACCTAAACGAGCACCTTGTAACATTTGATCCCCTTCAAGTCTATTTTTATCTAACGTTGTTTTAGATCCAACTTTAATACCTTCAAGTCTTTCATGAGAAGCAAGTTTTTCTTTTTCAAGTTCAAGTTTAGCTTGATCAAGTTGAATATCAGCTTGAGTCTTTTGAGCTTTGATTTGTAGGTCTTGAGCTTTAAGTTGAAGTTCTTGTTGTTGCATTTGAACCAACGGATCTTGTTGCTGTTGTTGCGCTTGTTGTTGTTGCATCTCGGCTTGATCTTTTTGCAACAGTTTTTGTGCTGCAGCAGCAGTCAATCTAGATAACTCAACTTCAACATCTTCAGGAAGAGTTTCATTAGGTCCCGGTAATGGAACACCTAATTGTTCTTCTATTTGTTTTCTATATTCAAAAGCAATGTGTTCATTAATATGTGCTAGTGCAGCAGCTTGAATCATTTGAGCTTGAGGATTTTGACTCATCATTTGCATGAGTTTTGGATCTTGCATAGCTGCCATATGAACTTTTAAATGTGCTTCATGATCTTGATATATAAATGCTTTAACCGGTTTCATATTAATAATATCCATATTTTCTGAAACAGGATCTTTAGGTTTTTTATCTTCTGCGCTTGGAACTAACTTACCTATATTCTTAATGCCTAATACTTCAAGCATTTGACGATTTAATTCTGGTAAGTCATAGATTTGTGGATATTGTTGTGCCATTTGCATAACTGCTTGATACTGCACAACTTTTTGTGACATGGTAGCTGCGTTAGGATCTGATACAGGTATAACATCACAGTTATCATAATCTGATTGTTTAGCACGTCTATCACCAATATCTGGTTCATAGGAGTATTCTTTTGGAGTGTAATCTCTAATAATACCTTTAAGTAACTTAAACTCTTGTTTCATCGCATAATAGATACGCGCTTGAACAGCGGACATTACTTTGAGAGTTCTTTCTAGAATTGCTAATGTAGTACCTACTGGTGAGTTTGCACTCATATCAGATACTTTCATATCAGCAGCAGAAGCAAATCTTCTACCTTCTTCAATGATTTGATTCATTAACTGGTTAAGAACTTGTGAAGGCTCTTTATATGGCAACGGTAAGATGTTATCGCGGATAGCACCTGATGGTACATCAACATCGCGCCATTCACCTGGTGCAATTGGAGTATCATCTCCTTTAATTCTAAGTCCGCGAGACTTCATACCCCCTGGTAAATTTGATAAAGTACCCGCATCAACAAGTTGACGTAAGATCATAGTACCGGATTTTGCAAAGGCACCTATCAAATGAATTAAACCGAAGCAATAAAAGCCAAAGCCTGGAATGTAACCATAATGAACAAAATGTTGACGCTTAGCTTTTAACTTATCATCAGGATTCCAGTTACGTCTTATTGCTAAGATAGTACCTGTACCTTTTTCAATGGTTACAATATATGGTAGTGCTATGCCGTCTTCTGAATCTCCATTTTCAAGATCCAAATTAACATGCATTTCTAAAATCTTATAGCGATCATCTTCCGTTGGGTTGAAGCCCATCTTCTCAGCAATCTTTTTCTCTGCTTCATCAACGTCTAGGAACGGTTCACCTAAATCTACATCTTTGTAGAAGCCAGCCACCATAAGTTTACGTAACTCATTCTTAGTCTTACGCATCACGTGAGTAACACGTTCTGCCATTTCTAATGATGACGCACCATATGGAACTACAATATCTTCTGCTGGAACATACATTGAAACTTGACGTGCTAAGTTCGGATCGTAATATACTTTCTTGAACGCGTTACCCGCTAGGCCTAGTCCCCATAACATTCTTTCATGTTCAGGACGATACTCAGGCATGAAGTCAGTAAGCTGATAGTTCATATCATCTTTAACTCTTAATGCTGCTGCATCTTTTTCTGGAGTTTGTTTACCTACAATAATTGTTTTGACTGGACCTGCAGCTGGAAAAGTCTCCATCATTGTTTCTGCTTGGAACTTCACTAGTGCTTCAGTCATGAGTGGGTGGTACACATTACATGCACCTGGCCATGGTTCTGTTCTATCTTCTACTTTAAGCCCTAATAGTTCTAGACCATCTACATATGTAGTAAGCCAATCTTTTCTTGAATTAATATCTGCATCGTATTCACCAATCAAATCACCTGACAACTCTGTCAACTGGCCTTCATCCATATCTTCTGCTAAGTTATCATTGAACTCATCATCAGCTTCTTTACCTGGAGTAATCGTAATCTCCATGCTGCCATCATCTAATGTAACTGAATCTGGATTCTCAATCTCAATGGCAAGTGCGCTTTGATCTGCAGCTAATTCTTGTAGTCCTTGAGGAGCTTGACTTAAACCTTTTTCTATTGCCATATATTTATCCTTTTATTCCGTGTCGTTGATTCCATCTATCTTCACTCCAAAACCATATGCGTCTGTAGCGCTTGCTATATAACCTCTTGCCTTTGTCTGATGTACGCATTTTAATAGCGCGCTTTCTTAAACCAAATAAACCTTTGACTTGATAAACAATCATACTAAGTACAACTTATTTCTAGAACTTCTGAACCCTGGTATATCTTCAGGCTCATCATTAGGTAATCTTATGAACCCACCTTGTCTAAAGCGCATGAGAGCCATAGTTGTACTATCCACTTGGTCATCGTTGGCGCCTGATGGGAAGTCATTACACTCCTCAATCAGTTCGTGTGCCCAACGTTTATCTGGAGCCCACACTATACCAGATCTGAAGAGATCTGCCACGGAGTTAACGCGGCTAATCTTATCTTGCCCCTTGCCCGGTGTAAATTCCCCTAGCGGAATACCCATCCTCCTCATCTCCTGATAGAGAGCGGCTCCGTTAGATTTCTTTTCTACTATGAGTGCGTCGGGTTCCCATTCCTTATACTCACGTAAGACTAGCTCTTTTAACTCAGGGAACTCTAGTCTTTCCTTAATAGCATTTAGTAGTATTATATTATAATTATTGGTCTCTTCGTTAAAAAAGACTCCCCACGTAGTTAACGAATTATAATCTGCTCTATTATTAGCTTCTTGTGCAGCATCAAGAGACATGATTGTAAACTCACAACTTGGTGGCACTTCGTCCTCCCATATCTTCCACCACTCTCGCTTGATAAGGGCACCTTCTTCTGAGACTGGGTTTTGTAAGTATTGAGCGTTCCAGTATCGTACATCTAGTGAAGCCTTCTTAGATTGTAGTTCTTCTAGTGGCCAGAACTCAGGCCAGAGTGAAGCTTCGTTGCCCTCTTTGTCTTCAATAATCGCTGGAAATTCAACGACTTCCCAATCGTCAACACCTTCAGT